TCGCTGAATTTAACAGTAGAGTCGCTCGCATCTATCGAGATCGAGTTGACATCATTTCTGCAGGATTCCCATGCCAGCCATTCAGCATCGCAGGCAAGAATGCAGGACTCGATGATCCCAGAAATCAATGGCCCGAAACCATCAAATGCATTCGCATCGTTAGACCCCGATACCTCCTTTTGGAAAACGTTCCAAATCTCCTTAATCACGAATACTTCGGAACGATTCTCTGGCAAATTTCCGAGAGCGGGTATGATGCGAGATGGAAAGTTATATCGGCATCGGAAGTGGGAGCACCGCATAAACGTGACAGGGTTTGGATTGTGGCGAACGCCGTCGGCGTCGGAGCTCGAGGGGAATCCACAGAATCAGGACAAGATTCATGTGCGGTCAAGGATCAAACTTCGCGATCAGGTTCGATGGTTGACTCCGAGATCGGTCGAGATCGCAGAGACTCCTGCAAAATTCAAAAAGAGAAATTCAAACAAGAATCACACATCATTCGGAAGCCTTTCATCGCAAGTGATGTATCCAACTCCGAGGAGTTCCCCATCGGCAATTTATCCGGAGGACCCGCAGACATATCTTCTGAGAGATCGTTGCGGATCGGAGAGTTTGGCAAGCGCAATAATGTACCCGACACCGCAGGCAAGAGACTGGAAGGGCAAATCACAGAGGGGAAATCACGGAAACAAAACGGACTGCCTTCCGAACGCTATACTTGGTGGGACAAAGACCCCGCGGATGATCCTGAATCCGGATTGGGTCGAATGGCTTATGGGAGTTCCCGATTACTGGACAGAGTTAGAGCCCTTGGAGATGCACAGGTTCCAGGAGTGGTTAAAGCAGTTTGGGAGTTGATGGGAACATGATCAAATTCATCCTGGCATTGATAATCCTTCAAATCATCCCGAAGCCTCTCCAGAAGCCGGTCGCGGTTGGGATTTTGATTTATGCCGTGCACCATTACATCTGCGCGGTTACGGGGAATGTTCCCTCTGAATTTTTGCAAGGATGCTATTCGGATGAATGGGGTTATCTTCTTGTCTTGTGGTCAAGCCTGTTTTGGTTATTATTCAGCATTTATTACTGGATGAAATCATGATCATTTTTGACGGACACCATTTATCATCTACTTTAGACATCGATGAACTGATCATTTTCGCTCACAAGATCGGACTCAAAGATCGCTGGATGCATATATCAAATTCCGGGATCCCGCATTTTGACATTTTCGGATCCAGGGATATTCAGGTTTTAAATCATGGCGCCGTACCGGTTTCCAGCGAGGAGTTCGTTAAAACTGCAATCAAGACCGCATTATCCAGAAAACAAATATATGAGGAATTCTATGGCAAAGAAGAGTGATAGCAAGTTGTCCCGTGGATTAACTCCGAAAGGAATTGTGAATATTCCATCAGGAGAAATCACCGTCGGAGGACATCTGAAATATCAAGTGGATTCCGATGGAACTATCCGGGTTGAGGATGTCGAAAATCTTGAGTTTTCCATTTCAAAAGAGCGGGGATTGGATAAACGAATCCGTACAAAGGGGGTGAAAATTGGCAAAGAAAAAAAGGGAACCGACAAACGCTGAGCTGATTGCAAAAATGCAGAGGCAAATCACGGACAATGAGCGCGTGGATCCGGCTGACATGATTCAAGTCATGAAAGCCCTGGATAATCGACAAAACTTTCTGGAGTCTGCCATAGATGAAATTGCTCTGGTAGTCGACAGTATGCGAAAGACAAATGAACGGGATTATAGAACCCAAAGAGCATCAGCTGTGATCGACCTGTTGAAATGCTTTAAGATTGACCGGTCTGAAAAATTAACTCATGAAGCGATTTCCAAATTTATTAAGATCATCGAAGAGGATTTGAATTTCAAGGTCTAAATTTGTGGTGTGGCTTATCGCATAAAGGAGGGGAGAAATACCAGCCTCCCCTCCAATTTTTGTGCTATAATTTAAGAATGTTTCACGTGAAACTATTATTAATGTGCTGGATGTAATGGATTATGGCGGATTTGTGAACATAAATTTACAAAATCTATAACATCCGCCTCATGACTGGAGTTATTCAGGATTTTTATGAGTACGCTTACAAAAAAGAAAAATCGTTGGGATGCATTGATTCAGAGATTAGTAATTAATCCTGAAGAGATCACAATAACCGAACTCGCTGAAAAAATCGGGACAAGCCGGACAACTCTTTATAACGATTTTAACGACCCTGAATTTATTGCCTATCGGAATGAAGCTGTCAACTCGCTGATGCATAGAGGGGGACTGGTCAAGGCTCACGCCATTAACAATATCATAAATGACATAGTTGTAAACAAAAGCGTTTCGTCATCAAAATGGTGGATGGAAAATATTGAAAGAATTTCAGAGCAAGATCTCGAAGACCCTATCGCGATGGATGTCATCGATAAATTCAAAAAAGATGAGGATGAAAATCTTGACGAACTGGATGAGGTGTCCGCGCCAGCGGTCTTCGCAGCTTTCAGGGATCTTCGCAATACTCTGATCAAACAGGGGATCGATCCGGACAGCGTTCCCGATGAAATATCCGAGGAGAATTAATTGTTTCTGCCTCGTGACAAAATTCAGGAATACCAACTATCAGAAAAACAGATTATTTCAAGTATCCGAAAAGGAACTTTGGGAGTAAAGGAATTTGGGGAGTTCACATTCAAGGATCCTGAAGATGAATTTATCCTCTTTGCTCCGCATCATACCTACGTTCAAGATTGGATACAACGAAAATGGCGCGATAATAAACGCAAGTGCGCAATTGAGATGCATTGGGAATCCGGCAAAACTCAACAGGTCCTAATGCTGGCACTGTATATGATCGGATTGAATCCACGAATCCGCCTCAAAATCTGCTCTAAGAATAACGACATCGCGAAATTGAGAGTTGGAGCATTAAAGGCGATGATCGAATCCTCTCCTGAATACCACAAGATTTTTCCAGCAATTAGACCATCAAAGATGTGGGGAGAGAATCGATTTCGGATACTGGGTTTTCGAGGATCTTTAACCGATGCGACTGTCCAGGGGGGAGGGGTCAATTGCTCCGTGATTGGAGGACGCGGGGATGGTTTTATATTCGATGACCCGGTTGATGCTCAGAATTCAAAGACTCCGGAATTGATTTCGAGCACTACACGATTAATCAAGACTGGATGGTTTTCGAGATTTTCAGCCAACACCTGGGCGCTCTGGATCGGAACTCCCTGGGATAAAAAAGATTCAATGGCGATTCTGACAGAGGGATGGGAGCGGTTGTCACTGCCTGTGAATGAAGAGATCACCTGCATGGAAGTCATTGAGAACGGGGAAAAGGTCGGAGAACTTCCGTTGTGGGATTACAAATGGGGAGCCAGGCAAATACGGGCGTATAGATCAGAAATGGGAGAGGATCTATTCAACTCAGGATTTCGGCTGATACCGATGTCTGAAAAAAATATCCTCTTTGACAATTTTGAGAAGATCATACGGTGGGGTGTCGACCCTGCCACTCTGGATTACGAAATAATCACCGGCGGTATAGATTATTCATCAAAGTCCAGACCAGGTACTTTCCTTGGCTTGATGGGAATCAGATCTGACAATCATAAAAAAGTCCCGTTCAGTCCCAGGTATATGAAAAAGGCAACGATACTTCCCGATCATATTCAGGATTGCGTGTCCCGATTCCCTCAACTGGCAGCTATCAACGTGGAGGATAATGCCGTCCAGGATCAGATAACCGATTTCATACGCGAAAAGGTTACAAACGTTGCAATGGTCGACTTCACAACAGGATCGAACAAAAAGGATCCTACACGCGGGCTTCCTCGAATCGCGATGGAGATCAACAACGGCATGTGGGAATATTGCATACCCCACAAAAAACCTTTCGACGATTGCCCTTACTGCCAGTTAGCTCGAGAGTTTATGAATTATCCCAACGTGGCTCAATATGATGGAATCATGGGTACCTGGTTTGCCGATGAACTTCTCAGGCACATGACAGTCATGGCTCAAATAATCACAGTCGCTTAAAAATTGTGTGAAAAATCTGCTAATTGTGATATAAGGTGATTATGCATCTCTTTCAGGAATCGATTGCAAAACTCTTCGGGATTCCTGTAGATCGTTACAGGGGAGTCGATCAACCCGTTTCTGCAATGTCAAAAGGGATGAATGAATCCGCAATCTACCAGATAGTATCCACGTTCAACAGCATGTATCAGTTTTTGACCACCTCGAATAGTTTCTCGGATGAGGAAAAGGTTGAGGCATACCGCGAAATAACCTATGCATGTATCATCTTGATTGCCGAAAACGTGGCTCAACAGACTTTCAAAATCGTTATCGAAAAAGGCAATGGAGAATATGAGGAGGTTCCGGATCACAGAGCGGGTAAATTACTTCGCGATCCCATGAGGACGGATACACTCACAAATCTTGGATTGTCTCAATTCGATCTGTTTAAACTCCTGAGTCTGCATGAACTGATTTATGGGCGCGGATATTGGAAAATCGGACTGACACAAAACGATCCTTCCATGATCGAACCGCTTCCGCCAGACCAGATGTTTCCGCACCTGCACCCTACTCAAATCGTCGATTATTACATCTATCGAACTGCAAAAGGCGATTACAAAATTCCTGCACGTCAGATCTTTCATATGAGAAATATCTCTCCTCGAATGAAAGATTTCTTTGTAGGATATTCCGCCGTGGGCGCTGCGTCCTGGTCTATTCGTAACCGTGGCTACATGGAAACAACAATTGCGAATATCTTCTTGAAAGGCGGATTGCCGGATGCCTTGATCGGATTTCCACAAGGTACCACACAGGAATCACAGCAAACTTCGATAAGTAATCTCAGGCGATTATTTACAGGCGTTAGAGAAGACAAGGAACGCATTGCCGGACTTCCATTTGGATTTGATATGAAGTTATTGAATCCAAACCTTAAAGAGCTCGAGTATGTTAAAAACCTCGAAACTTTAAGAGATGGAATTTGCGCAATATTCAGAGTTCCGCCTTCAATGCTCGGATTAAGGGAGTCTGTGTCACAAGCGGACGCCGATGAACAAAACAGATCATTCATGCGGTCTGTTATTAAACCTCGCATAATCCAAATGGAGCAACAGATCAATTTAGATTTTATGCCTCTATTTGGAGAGCCAGGGCTTCGTATCAAATACGATGAGGTCGTGCCTGACAACCTCGAGCTGGATAATCGAATAACCAATGAACAATTCAAAAGTGGTCTGATTACCCGAGATGAGGCAAGGCAGACACTTGGTTGGGATCCGATCGATAACGCTCCTGTGTTTTATTTCGATGTCGTACCCGTCCCGTCTTTCGGGTCTACCAATTTCGGATCAATGGATGAGGAAACCCCGCCTCCTGATGAGGAGGATCCGAAACCTTCAAAAAAACCTGACAAAAAACCCTCCGAAGATGATGAAGAGGATGAAAAAAAAAATATAAAACGATTCCGTCCAGTCACAAAGCAGCTCGGCGATAAACGCTTCATTTTCAAAAACAATGGATCCACTGACAGGGATTTCTGGGTACATTGGAGAGATCATGCTCAGAAAAAATACGACATCAAACTTGTCCGGCTGTTAAACGATTATTTCTCAGATCTGCATACCCGGGTAATCGAAAACCTCAACCACTTCAAGGGCTATAAAGACAAATTAGGAATCGTTACCAAAATCACATCAGATGATCTGGACGGGATTCTGCCAGCCTTTGATGAGGAGAGAGGAAGACTATTTGAACGAACCGATGAATTTATCAGAAACTTTTTTAGCCTCCATGCTCAAATGGTTGCGGACATTTTTACCGAAGGATATTCAGCGTCTCCTATTGCATTCGACATGGCGGATCCCCGAGTACTGAATTATTTCAGGATGGTTCAAAGAGGAGAAAAGGGAGCGTTTCTTTTCACCTGGGAAGCGCCGGCGGATGCGATTGAGGATATTCGACAAGCGATTCTTGACGGATTAGAAGAGGGATTAGATTATAAAGGGATCGGTCGCAAAATTGATTCAGTCATGGCGGATTACACTCAAGCTCAGGGATGGAAAGCTATCCGGATTGCACAGACAGAAACCAACAAAGGATTATCCAGGGCCCAGCTCGAGGGATCATTACAGGTTGCAAGAGAAATAGATGCGACTGCCAGAAAACACTGGTATTCAGCATTTTTAGTGACTTCACGGGAATCTCATAAAATGAACGATGCTTATTCACGTGAAAAAGACGGTATTGATATGGATTCACCGTGGCCGTTCATGGAAGGCAACACTCAAATGGATCATCCAGGGGATGGGGATGCGAAAGATGCAATCAACTGCCATTGTGCGAGCGGGGTTTCGATGAAATTGAATTCAACACCAATGGCAAATGCAACGAGAATTGAGGTGACGTATGGGACAACACATTAAAGGACAGAAAGAATATTATTGCTGCAAAGCCTTGTGGGAAAAGGCCGGCAACGATGAAACGGACATGGTTGCAATCATCTCATCTGAATCGGTTGATCGGGTAAATGACCGTATGATTTTGGATGGAATGAAAATCATGGTGGATCCCATGTTTTTGTGGGCCCATGATAAAAATGTCCTGCCTCCTGGTCGTCTCCTCTGGACTAAAAGGGATATGGCTCTGATTGATGGAAAACTTATCCCTGTTATCAAAAGCGGTATCAAATTTAATGGAACATTTTTGGGCACGAGCGTTCATGATCTCTACAAATCCGGAGACCTGAAATATTTCAGTATTGGATTCAACCCGATCAAATGGACGCAGAATGGTTTGGGTGATTGGGGGACTGACTGGCTTGAATGGGAACTATTGGAGGTATCTGCTGTAACGGTGCCTGCAAACAGGGATGCGAAAGCGGAAAGTGTCAAGTCAATTGCAGATGATTCCTATCTTGCCTATAAACTGGACTTTGTTTCGAGGTTTGAAAAAGGTCTGATTGACAAGGCCGTGGCTCCTCGAATTTTACGTGAATTTGGTATCGATCCGGACATTGATATTTGCAAAAAGAAAAATATCGGATATTATGAAGTCGAATCACCGGAAAAGCGAACACCGGTAGAGATTATCAGAATACCAGGGATGGATATTGTTCTGAATAGTCAGCCGGAGAGTGAGATTCCGCTCAATACAATTTTCAGGAGATCGAAATGAACAAGGAATTTTACCCGGGGGGATATACAAGGTTTGATATGAAGCCAGGCGTCATGCTGGATGTCAAAGATGCCAGTGCCGGAACCGCTACAAAAGACATCGATGAGGAGAAAGCAAAAGAGTTCATCAAAGGCGTACTCGAAAAGGATCTTGATGACATCAAGAAAGAGATCAACAGCCTCGAAAAAGCTATCCTGACAATGGTTGGGATCCAGGCTGCAAACGCCAAAGAGAAAGAGGATGAGAAGAAAAAACTCAAAGATCCTCCGAAAGACGAATCCCTGATCACCAAGGATTACATCGACCACGACTTCACCGAAAACATGAGGAGCATTGGGATTATTCCCTATCGGGAACTCTCCGATGACCACATGAAAAATATGAGTCCTCAGGAGCGGATGGGTTATTTTGCTCATATCGTCCGGTCAAAGGATCCTCAAACCGAAACACTCACACGCAGGCTGAATCTCACAGCGCCCACTGACTTGACTAAAGCATGGGACAAACACAGATCATTTCAGCGCTACAAAGACATGAGCGAAGGCGTTTTAGCAGACGGCGGGTATTTAGTTCCTCCCGATTTTCGCCAGCAGCTCATGAATCTTGTCCGGGTCCCGACAAACCTTTACTCAATGTGCACCGTGATTCCGGTTCAGGGTGGAGGGACAATCTACATCCCGACAACCATCGGGACATGCACGGCGTATTGGGTAGGAGAGGGACTGGTCAAAACTGAGAGCCAGGCGACTCTTGGGCGATTGGAGTGGCCGATCAGAAAGCAAGCCGTTTTTGCAGAAGCAACAATGGAGCTCGAGCAGGATTCTATACCAGCACTCGGAGGAATTCTGCTTGAACAGTTCAGGATTGCGATGAACATGCATTTCAACAATTCATTCTTTCATGCCTTGGGAGCTCCGTATGCGATTCGAGGATTGGATGCGGACATTGGAGCAAACACGACAGTCATCGGTGCCGGCGCTTTGGGATGGGCTGATCTTGTAAATCTCGAATACGCTCTTCCCGATCAGTGGATCAACGACAGCTGCAAATACTTCATGTATCGGCAAACCGCGTTGCTTCTACGCCAGATAACAGATCTGATGGGACTTCCGATCTGGCATTCAGGCGTTGGACTCAACACAGGGGATCCTCCGTCAATCAACGGATACGGAATCTATCGCGCTCCTGTCGATGAAATCGGCCCGGGCACAATGGGATCCGGGACAGGAACGGGCACTGGAGCTCAGGGGCAGATCTACTTCGGGGATCCTCGCAACTACTGGATATTTGAACGCGAAGATTACTCACTCAGGTATTCAGACAGCCATGCTGACAATTTTCAGCATAACATCAGGGCGTATGTCATGGAGCGACGGATGGGAGCCAGGATGCTTACTGACGCTTTCAGTCTGTTACAGGGATTCGTCACATATCCCTAATCGATAGATCACTTTGATTTTTTTACAAAAATTCGGTCAAGTCCAGGGAACTCCTCTCGCCTGGACTTGACCAATATGAGAGGTTTTACAAATGGCAGAGAAATCAGAAAAAATAGCAATTGTTCGCGTGAAAGTTTTAGAGCGAAAGGTCGGAGATTTTGATCGCAAAACGAATTCGTACCCGAATGGACAGGGTGCGAACTTCACATTCCCAGGTGGGATCATGCGAAGGCTTTTCCCATGCGATGTGGTTGAGGTACCTGAACCGCTTGCCAAACGATGGAAAAACCAGCATCTGGTAGAGATCGTGGCTCCCGGAACTCCGCTCAAAATGAAATCCATGCTGTCCGGCACAAAGGATCTTTGCAAGTTCTGCTTTGAACCTCTGAAAACCGAGGCTCAAAAGAAAATGGGAGCATGTTCAAATGCGTGCGAGCAGGCTTGGAGAGATGTGAGAAAATCACAGGAGAGCCCTGTGACAAAAATCCAGGAGAGCCTTAGAGCATTGGGTGCGTCCGGAAATGTTCTCACAACGGGCGTATTCAATCCCGAAAACCTGATACCGGCGGATAGTGCGGACGCAAAATCCGACAAACCGGAGGGTTAAATGGATCCACTTTCAATTGGCAGATTCATTCCATTCAAGGCACAATACCTGTCAGAAAATCCGGCAGTATTAACCAACGATCAACACATCAAAAAATGCTTGATCGACACTACCAGGCTGATGGAAAGTTATTTGGGCGCCACTCTGTATCAGAGAGTAGCTCTGCATTCAGAGTTTTTTAATGGAGACGGAACGAATCAATACCAATTGATGCGATGCAGCGCTGAAATCCCGATGGTGAACATAACGTTGACGATTACCCGCATAATGCTGGACGGAAGCCAGGAAGTGGTTGATCCGACATATTATCGCGTCCTCGGAAACGGGATAATCATTTTGCTGGAAGGCAGAAAGTGGGTAATTGGAGATTACAATTACAAATTTGAATATCACCCAGGATGGTTCTGCGACTATTGGGAAACCAGTGATTATGGGGATTCATCCTGGGCTATTCCCGATGATCTCGAACGGGCTTGCTGGATTCACGCAGCACATCTCTACAAACAGAGTTTCGGAACTAAAGGCGATGCTAGACATGGCTTGAAATCAGTATCCACAGAGGATGCGTCTCTGGTCTTTATCGACATTACAAAAAATTTCTATCCCGAAGTTGAAGGAATTTTACAGCCATATATTCTTAAAAGAATCTGTTAAATGGCATACACAGGTACATATTGGGATGAAAATCCGGACGCTGTAAACGGGATGATCAAATCGTTTCAGAAAATCGCAGAGCATTTTGGAACGATTGTACGTCATGGATCCGTTATAGCTGAAAATATGGCGGAAGCGATTAAAGACCGCTACTTTGAATCCGGACTCCGTGTCAGAACCAACGCTTTAAGAGGCGGTGTTTATCCTATCCATGAACCGACCGGAGATGGGTTTATTGCCGGATGCGGTGTAATCGCTCATTATGGAAAGTATCAGGAATTGGGTACAAAATATTTAAGAGCTACCCATTTTATGAGCAAGCCGATGTACGATTCCGCAATTGAACAAATCGAAGAGTGGTTTGATGAACTGGGGTGGGATTAATGTCAGGCAACGCATGGAATATAATCGATAACATCAGGACAACCCTTGAAGACATCAAGGTTTCAAACGGTTACACAACAGATGTCGCAAAAGTTTATGTAGGAAAAAAGGATAAATACGAAATACCTCAGACTGAATTACCCGCAATTATTGTAATACCAGGCAGTGAAGATTCTGAGGAAATGATCGGGAACATGGCTACGGATTATGGAATGATCGTCACACTTGATATATTCATGGCTGGCAGTATACCGGAAGCCATTCTGCAAGGTCTATTAAACCTTATTGAGGACATCAAGAGGGTTTTATTTAATGACCTTACACGCGGAGGAGAGGCTTACAATACGGATCATACAAAGACTTACAAGCCTAAAAACTGGCAACTTGAAACAAAACAAGCCTCTATTCGATGTGAATTCACAATCTATTATAGACAAATTTACTTACCACCTTCACCATGAGAGGAACATATGGAAGCTGAAATGATTTATAGAATTAAAAATGATTACGTTATAAACGGAGATCAGGTTCTCGTAAAAAAGGGAAGTCTATTAATCGAATCCCACGATGAACCCGAACTCGACGAGATGGATCATCCGATTCGGTCATATATTCCTGAAACTGATTTAGCTTTAGCTCTTTGCGACAAAAACGGAACCATTCTGGACGATCAGAGATTCTTTATTGACAAATCTAATCTCGAACCCTTTGAGGAGTTCGGAGATTTACCAGGCAGCGTATTCAAGGGGGAGATTGGTACAACAGAAGCGGATCCCGTTATCGATCTTTCCAAAGTCCCTGTCTGGACGGAAGCGCCGAAAAGGGCGCTCGTAATGGATCCTGTCAAACCGGAGGAAAAATACATCCCCGGATTTTGTCGATTTTGCGGATTGAAAATAAGCTTGACCGATGAGTTCTGTTGTGAAGATCACAAGGAGAAATTCTTTTTCTCAGATCATCCGGAACTCATTTCTGTATATCGCAGCGCAAAAGAGAGGAAACAAAACATCATTAATAGCAGAAAGGCCGGAGGCAAAAAATGAGCGCGGTACCTCTCATAACTAAAGGACAGATCATGCAGATCGCACTGGAGAGTTCTCCAGGCGTTCCCAATTTTTCAGATCTGGCTTACATCATGGCGTATGACATAAAGCCGAATCTGAACATCGGAAATATTGAGAGAGCGCCTCAACTGCATACTCTCTCGAAACCTCCTGGATTCATCGGAGGAGCGTTTCCGACACTTACATTCCAAACAGAGTTGCGCGGATCCCAGGGAGGAAAAGGTGTATCTCATACAGAACACTTGCTGTTTGAAGCATCCAGTATGCTCAAAACAGTCATCCCCGCCACATCCGTGATCTATTCGTTTTTGAGGGACCTGAATAAATCCCTCACTGTCAAATTCTACTATGACAAGGTTCACTATATCGCGACTGCCTGTGTCGCTGCATGGAAGTTGAAATTTCCACCCAACAAACCGGTCATGATCGAATGGACTTTGACAGGAAAC